CTTAGAACAATCTCTGAGGCAATGCGTGGCATGATAGGACAGAGCGCAGGTATGTTTGCGGCTAACATGGGAGACAATCCTGGTCTACAGTCTGGTGTGGCTATAAACGCTTTGCAGGACCGAGGCAGCAATGGAGCGTTCAAGTATTCTAAAGGCATGGAAATAGCGATAGCTGCCACTGGAAAACTGTTAAAGGATGCTTTGCCTGTCATATACGACACAAAAAGACAGGTTAGAGTGCTCAGAGAGGATGAGTCTTTCGAAATGGTGGACCTGAATCAAAAGATTGTAGATGTAGAAACCGGAGAGGTTGAGGTGCTGAATGATCTTTCTGTGGGTGTTTATGATGTCACTTGTACTGCTGGTCCTAACTTCAAGAACAGGCAGCAAGAGACTGTAGAGGCCATTACATCATTGGCCCAGGTAGATCCTAGCTTGATGCAGATAGCTGGAGACCTGTTACTTCAGAATATATCCACTCCTGCGGCTTCACAGATTGGAGAGCGAAAACGAGCACAGATGATTGCACAAGGATTGATTCCTCAGTCACAGATGACAGATGAAGAGCTGCAACAGTTGCAAGCTCAGATGCAGCAAGGTCAACAGGCTCCAGATCCAAATATGGTACTAGCTCAGGCAGAGCAGATGAAAGCTCAAGCTGACTTGATGAAAGTGCAGATTGATGCTCAGAAGGTCCAGAACGAGACTATGAGGATACAGTTAGAGGCGCAAAACGATCAAAATGAGGTTGTAGCGCAGCAAGCTAAAACTCAGGTAGATGTCTTTAACGCTCAGACTAATCGCATCAAGGCTCAAGTAGAAGTCGAAAAGGCTGGCGCTACGATAGATCACACAAACATCAAGGCTCTTGGAGACCAGCTTGATAACGAGCAGCAGATGACCATAATGGAAAAAGAAAGAGCTGACGAAGAACAAAGGAAAGCTAGGATGGCATTAACTTCTACGGCGGACTTGATGAGGATTGCAAACGGTGGACGATAAATTAAAGCAATACCTCATTGATAGCGGAGAGTCCTTAATTAAGAAAGGCGCTGATGCTCTAGGATTTGGTGATGCAAGGCAGATTGCTATATCTCAAGAAGCTGTAGAGCTTACTAATCAGATGGTAGACGCTGGGCTAATACCAGACAAATACAGAGTGAGCCTGATCCTTCCAAAAGAAGGTGAGACTAACAGGCAAAACACCGGAATTAGTGGCGATGAAGAAATATTTAATATAGTCAATCATGCGCTATTTGCTTATTACGCAGGACAGAATCCATTAGCTGGTCTTGGTGCTCAGGCTAAAGAACACTTTCAAGGTATTAAGCAGAAGTCTCAAGGCAAAGACCCAAGAACAGAATACCTTGATTATGCAAACAATGAGTTTGGGATAGAGCTTGCAAGACAAGGATTAAGTCCACAAGAAGCAAAGAATGCAATCATAGACAACATTGCTAACGTAGATAATCAAGGAACAAGAGGCAGAATGCTACAAGGTTTACCGATACGCTTTGGTAGAGATTTGATTCAAAACTACAAAGATTTACCAGAATCTCGGTATCCTTGGTTTAGAGAATGAACGAAATCGCTTCAGGTCCAGTATCAGCAGTACCTCTAGTCTCAACGCACGTTAACCGAGAGACTAAGACAGAAGTGGTGCAGGAGCCTGTTGTAAAGACAGTAGAAGAAGTGACAGTGATAGACACTTATGATTGGCGTGGAGTTAAAAGCTCTAGAGCCAGAGAATATACAGTCAACTATTTGGTTTAAAGATGGAACAGTCATCACTAAGAAAATTCGTATCAGAGCCAACCATGTCCTTGATGGATGTATCCACTGGCGCGTCTACTGGAGTTGGAGACTTAGGAGGATATAGAGAAAACAATCCTATGTCGGTGGCGGCTATGCCTGTTTACGAGACAGGAGAAAGGACCGAAAAGGATAAGATAGCTGCTATACAAGAGCTAGAGCGTAGAGGAGTTGCTGGTGCTCCTGTTCCTAGTGAACAGAGCGTAATGGCTGCACCAAGATCAAGAAATCCGTTTAATCCTGCTTTTAGAGAAACTTTACGGTCTGCGCTTAATGATTTTATGGGTGCAAGCAATATAGCAAGTGCTGAACCAAGGTCTTATGCAAGAAGCAAATTAGCTGACTTTATGACAGGAGGAGCTGATTTTGTTCCTGTAGTTGGAGATGCTATTGGAGCTGCTGAGACAGAACAACAGTTTAGGGCTGGAAATTACGGAACTGCTGGACTTTATGGAGCGGCTACGTTGATTGGAGCAACTGGCCTTGGAAAGCCTGTAGCCAAAGGAATAAAAAACGTAGCAGACAATCTTCCTCCACTATCTAACTCACAAAAAACACAATTAGGTTCTTCAACAGAGCCTAGTTATTTAAAAGCTCAAAAAGTCCTTGGTGAAGGAAAAACTCTGGATTTTGGGGCTGGAAGAGGACAAGGAGCAAGCAAGATAGGAGCTGATACGCTTGAGCCGTTTCCAAGAGAAGGTTTTAGTCCAACATTTACTAACGCTTTAGACATTCCAAGTGAATCATATGAAAACATTACTTCTTTAAATGTTTTAAATGTAATGCCAAGAGAAGCAAGAGATCAGGCGGTTGCTGACATTGGCAGAATATTGTCACCAGGAGGAAAAGCGGTTGTCACTACAAGAGGTAGGGATGTAATGAACGCTAAAGGTAGGCAAGGACCAGAGCCTCTGTCTATCATAACAAGCGCAGATACTTATCAAAAAGGTTTTACGCAGCCTGAGCTACGCGATTATATGCAGTTGCAGTTAGGAGAAGGCTTTACTGTAAGTAATTTGCCAGAAAAGATAGGTCAAGCTGGAGTTTTAATAGAAAAAACAGGTGGAGCCGCTAAAGCAACTTTCCCGGCAGAAACAAATCAATCTGCATTAAGACGTTTTTCTGGACCAGAAATACAAACCGCTCAAGCTGGGCGAGTTGTGGAAACACCGCCTAGAGACTTCATAAATGAAAAAGGATATAGCATTAATCCTTTTATGGCTCAAACAGATTTAAATGTCAGACCAGAAAACATTGCGAAAGGATCATATCGAGGTCTTGTAAATAGATATGAAACTGATCCAGATTTTGCAATGCGAGAACAGGCACGAATTCTAGGCGGTAGATATACTCAGCCTGAGAATTTGTTTATGCAGTCTGCAACTTACGAAGATCTGCTTGGAAAGCCTTTAGTGATTTTGCCAGCCGACAAAACAATCTATGGAGAGGTTAATCGAGTAGCTGGAGTAGATATTGATCCTGTGCTGGTAGAAGGAGGACCACAGCATTTGGATAGATATGGCAACTGGATGAGTATGGGCGGTGCTGCGAGAAACAAGCAAGCGCACGTTAATCGTGTGCGCGAACAGACACAACAAGACCCAATATTAATGTACACAGCAATGGCAAATCCCGGTTCTAATTTTTCTGTGGCTCCTTCTGAAATTGCAGTAAGCATGATAAAGAAGCAAGGTGATTTGACTAGAGATCAAGCGGATATGCTGGATTCGGCTATTGCAAACTTAAATCAAAACACTCAAGACTTAAAAGGAATTCCAGAAAGTTGGCCTGGTTATGAATCACCGGAGCAGTTACTGGAATGGCTAACAACTGATTCTCCTACCGCTTCAGCAGGAAACAAGCGTAAAGCCTTTATGGGAGATGCAATATTAAACAAACCAGCTTTTCAGAAAGCCGGATTCCCAATACCAAATGACATTTACTCCGTTGTAAATGAGCAAGAAATGATGAATATGCCTAAAGGCATGAGTGGCGCTAGAGCGATGTTATCAACAGATATAGATCCATCTGATATGGTTGTCGATACAACTCTCAACAGGTCTTACAACACAATTATTCCAAGTCAAGGCGGTATTGCAATTACGGAGCCAATGATTCCTTATGATGTCATGTATCCTGATCCAGTAGCGGCAAGAGCTGGTAAAAATGACCCATACAGGTCTTTCCAAACTTCTGGAGGTGCTCAAGATTATCAAATGGCTAATGAACAGTGGCTGGAAGGTGTATACCGGAACTTAAAATCTCGTGGATTAAAATAGATTCGTGTTTTGTAAAGCCGCCAGAATCGTATATCTCTTCTGCGGTTAAAAAACCTTCAAAATCAAGGTGTCCAAAACAGTCGAAATACTTTTTTATTAATTCATCATTATTCATAAATTTATAATAACACAAGTGCGAAAAAGTGTATAGCTAAATAATTATGAAAAACCACAATATGTGGTATAGTTTAACAAAGCGAACTCCAACGCTACTTTGGAGGCCGGAACCTAGCCGATTATTCTAGGGCATTTATGATAGGTAAAAAAGATGGAACCAGATGAAACGCTCGAAGAGGTTCAAGAACCAAAATTTGAACTTGAAGAGGTAGAAGCTGAAGGTCAGGAAACTGACTCCGATTCATCACCGGATACTGAGGAAGCTCAGGAGAAACAAACTAAAACTGTTTTTACTGAAGATCAGCAAAAGGTTTTTAATAGAGAACTTGGTAAAGAGAAAGGTAAGCGCAGGGAATCAGAGCGCCAAATTGATACTTTAACCAGACAACTTAAAGAACTAGAGCAAAGACTTCCGCAAAAACAGAGGCCAGTTGTGCCAGCAATGCCTGATGCTTATAGCGTAAGCGAAGAGGAATACAAATCCTCAGTAAGAGCCAGGGATGCTGCTATAGCACAACAGGCGGCTTTTGATGCACAGTCTCGTGCGGAACAACAGCAGGAGGCAGAGCGACAAAAGCAGCAGGAATTGAAACAAGCGCAGGAATTGAATGATCGAATTGCAGTTTATGCGGATAGAGCCGTCAAGTTAGGCATTCCGGCAGATGAGTTACAAGTAGCAGGTGAGACTGTAGCTCAATTTGGTGTACAGCAGGAGCTGGTTGATTTCATCTTAGATGATGAGCTAGGTCCAGCAATTACTAAGTACCTAAGCCAGAATATAACTGAGCTTGATAATCTTAGAGCATTGCCTCCTACACAGGCGGCGGTGAGAATCCATACTGAAATTCGTGATAAGGCTTCTGCATTAAAACCTAAAGTAAATGCCGCTCCTGACCCGGTAGAACAGCCAGTGAAAGCTGGTGTAGCGCCTAAAGCGCGAGGACCGAAAGGAGCAACTTTTGAATGATTGAGGTAATATCATGGCTAATAATCTATCGAGTAATATTACTCGGAAAGTGGCAAGAGTATTTTTAGATTCTTTTGAATCTGCTCGTGTAGTCACAAAAACCGTAGACACTCAGCTCTTGAGTGGCAAATTTAATCCTTCCACTGGTAGTAGCGTAGACTTCAAACGTCCACACGACTACAACTCAATCCGTACAGCAGGTGGTGACATCTCTGGTGCAGCCAAATCTGACATCATTGCAGGTAAGGCTACTGGTACGGTTCAGAACTACTTCACTGTCTCCACTTCTTGGAGCAACATTGAAGAAGCTCTTGAGCTAGACCAACTAGAGCAAATACTAGCTCCTGCTGCTAGACGTATTGTTACTGATCTGGAAACAGACCTCAGTGGATACATGATGAGAAACTCTTCACTCCGTTATGGTACTCATGGTGTCTTTGCTGACGCTTGGACTGACGTAGCTGGTGCTGGAGCGTTATTGGATAGCATAGGCGTACCAGCATCTGCTGATAAGTTTTATGTTATGAATCCTTTCACAGCAACTAAACTAGCAAGCGTTCAAAATGGCCTGAATGCTTCAGATAGTTTGGTGCGTACAGCTTGGGAGAACTCGCAAATCTCTGCCAACTTTGGTGGACTTAGAGCGTTGACTTCTCAGAGCTTAAATACTTTCACTTCTGGCACAGGCGCTGACAGAGCTGGTACTTTGAGTGCTGCTCCTGATGCAACTTATGCCACAGCGAAAGATACTATGACTCAAACCTTGGCTGTAACGGCTCTACAAGCCAATATGGTTGTTAAGGCTGGAGACATGGTTAAGATTGCTGATGTTAATCGTCTAAATCTTGATAGCAAGACTGCGATGATTGATGAAAACGGCGCTGCTGTGGAATGGACAGGTGTTGTTACTGCTGACGTTACTCTTGATGGTTCTGGTGCTGGTAACCTGGTTGTTGCTGGTCCTGCTATCTATGAGGCTAACGGACAGTACAATACTGTAGACGCTGCTCCTGCTAACGGAGCTGCTGTTACTGTACTTAGCGCATCTGCAACTATGTATCAGCCAAACTTGTTCTACATGAAGCAAGCTTTCGGCATAGGTACTGTTAAGTTGCCTAAACTGTACTCAACCGACACTATCGCTACTACTGAAGATGGTATGTCCATCCGAGTTAGTAAGTACGCAGATGGTGATGCCAATACCCAGAAGATTCGTTTTGACTTGTTGCCAGCTTATGCAACATTCAATCCGTTTATGGCTGGTCATGGCTTTGGAGTCTAGAACTACTCCTCTCGGAGCGAAGGTCAACCTATATCTCCTTAGGTCGTTTGTCGGTTTTGCCCATCCCGTAGACCAAAATTGGGCAATATAATTATGGCTAAACCAGCAAAAGGCAAAGCAAAAGTTAAGGTTACAAAGTCTGGCAAAAGAGTTAGTTACGGACAGGCTGGTAAGGCAAAAGGCGGTGGACCCAGAGTAAAACCAGGCACAAGCAAAGGTGATGCTTACTGCGCTAGGTCTATGGGTCAGATGAAGAAGCACCCGAAAGCGGCTAAAGATCCTAATTCACCTTTACGATTATCTCGCAAGAGATGGAAGTGCAAAGGATCAAAGTCTATGAAAGGAGCGAAATTTGAATGAGTTTATATAAAAACATTCACAAAAAGAGAAAAAGGATACAAAGACAAAAAGCTGCTGGCAGGACTCCAGAGAGGATGAGAAGTCCTAATACTACTGGAGCGCCTAGCGATGAAGCGTTTACTAGAGCTGCCAAAACAGCAAAGAAAAAGAAAAGAGGAGCTACGTTTGAATAATGGCTACTGTCGCGCAGGTTGCTAAAGCATCGCTACAACGAATTTTAGTACAGGCTAGTGAGGCTCCTTTAGAGGCTGACGAATATGCCGACTTTATCTTTGCAATGAACAATTACATGGGTGAACTTGATGCTCAAGGTATACAGTTAGGTTATACCATTGTATCTAGCTTGGGAGATGAAGTAACCATACCAACAGGAGCACTTAGAGGTCTAATAGCAAATTTAGCTATAGAAGTGGCTCCAGATTACAACGGAATAATATCTCAAGGCTTAGTAAAAGCGGCTAGAGATGGTTTCAACACGATGAGATTGCTAGGTCAAACTTTAGGAGAGAGCAAAATGCCTCCTACTTTGCCAATAGGATCAGGAAACGAGGACACATTGTTTGGTGTTTCTGGTCATTTCTTCCCAGATTCAGAAGCTGAGATATTAGCAGAAACAACTGGATCTATAGCTTTGGAGCAAAATACCAATGGTTGATAGAACAGACGGAAGAAAAAAATCCGATTTTTTAGCAAAAACTACAGTAGAATCAGGAGCTTATCTTGACTACTTTGTAAACGGAACAAATTACAAAATACTTTATACTAATTTTTTGAGTGGTTTGGGTGTTACTGGAACCATAGTAACAGAAGGTGATGTCTCTGGTACGGCTGTCTTAAATGTAGACGGCACAATTAATAAGATTAGAAATATTGAAAACGGTCCTGGTGTTATATCTAGCGTATCTGCTAATGGCGGTGTGAAGCTACAACAGAATTTCACAGCAGACAGCACTGGTGAGCCGATACTGCGTAATGTAACAGACGATACACCAGATATAGTTTCTCTGGTTGCTGGCGATGGAATAACCATAGCTAGGACTAATAACTATCTTACAATTTCAGAGACTGCTAATACTGTTCTTGATGGATTGTTAAGTATTCAGGGTAACAGCACAGCTACAACAATAGCTGGAGCTGGTACTGCGGTGTTAGTAGCTGGTACATGGGTAGTGCAAAAAAGCGGAATAGGTGCTGGCACTACAGGCGGTAGGATAACTTACACTGGCTCTACATCTAAAGAAATAAGGATAGATGCAAGCCTTTCAGTCAAAGCGGCTTCTGCATCTGGTCAAAATGCTTCTTTGTATGTTGCTAAAAACGGAACAATAGTAACTGCTTCTAGAGTAAACACTGAGGTAGATGCGACTGTTGAAAAGAATATAAATGTTGCTTGGATAGAGACTGCGGTTCAGAACGATTACTTTGAGCTATTTGTAGCCAATGAGTCAGGAACAGATGATTTGGTAGTAACTAATGGATCTTTTAGGACATCTTAATGCCTAAAGTTATATTGCCTATAGCAAATGGATACTACGAAAGTGACTCTCTGCCTATCTCAGCGCAGGAGTGTACTAACTTCTATCCTAATATAGCTCAGGCTCCAGCTCTTAACCAAGAGACTCTGTTTGGTACGCCAGGTCTAAGTCAAGTGGCTACTGCTGGTGATTTAGTGCTTTGTAGAGGCGCACATGAAATGAACGGTGTGCCTTACTTTGTAATAGGTGACAGGCTTTATAGCATGGCATCTGACTATACACTGACTAACATAGGTCAAATAGCTGGCTCTGGAAGAGTTTCTATTGCTGACAATGGAACTCAGATGTTGGTCCTATCTCCCGGCGGTAATGGTTACATTTATAACCATACCACTACAACTCTGACACAAATTACTGATGTAGACTTTACTGCTAACGGTAATCCTCAACAAGTAGTGTTTATAGATGGCTTTTTCTGTCTTACAACTGATTCTAAGAAGTTTATTGTAAGTGCTTTAAATGATGGACTTAACTACAATGCGCTAGATTTTGGTACAGCCGAGTCTGATCCAGATGAGATTGTAGCTCCAATAGTCTTTAAAAATCAGTTATTTATAGGTGGCTCACAGACAATAGAAGCGTTTCAAAATATTGGTGGCGCAGACTTTCCGTTTCAAAGAACAGGTCTATTTCTGAGTAAAGGAATAGCTAGTCCTTTTAGTATTCAGTCTATCCAAGATACTTTTGTATTTATTGGTTCGGGAGCAAATGAGTCTCCTGCTATCTGGGCATTGAGCGGAAACAGTGTAGTTAAAATCTCTACGACTGCTATAGACAGAGAGTTAAGTAATCTGACGCAGACACAAATATCAGAGATATTCTCATGGGCCTATGCGGAAAAAGGAGCCTACTTTGTAGGTTTTGCTTTATCTGGCAGCACCTTTGTTTACGATACGATTAGTAAACGCTGGCATGAAAGAAAGTCATTGGTAGAGGACTCACTAGGCGGTTACAGAGTCAATGCGTTGGTTAGAGCTTATAATCAGATATGGGCTGGAGATTCTATTGACGGACGCATAGGCAAGCTAGATGTTGATGTTTACACTGAATATGGCAACGCTATTTTAAGAACGGTTGTTACGCAGCCTTTCCAAAACAATATGGAGTCTTTTGTTGTTCCTGAAATAGAAATGACTGTAGAGAGTGGTGTTGGTGATGTTAATACGCCAAACCCACAAATAGGTATGGCTAGAAGCAAGAATGGAAAAACATGGTCCGATTTTAGGTACAGAGACTTAGGAAAAATAGGTGAATACAATCATAGACCTATTTGGAGAAGAAATGGCAGAGCCAGTAGGTTTGAGCTTTTTAAGTTTACAATAAGTGATCCGGTCAAGCCTGTTTTGATACAGCTTACTGGTGAGATACAGGCTACTGCATGAGTTATAAGTTAAATCAAGGACAGCCTATAGTTGATCCTGATGGTACTATGGCTCAACCGTTTAGACAGTTTACGCAAGAAGCAGCATTATCAATACCTATAACTGGAGCAGGTAGTCCAGAAGGTGTAGTAGAGGCAGTACAGTTTAGTTTGTACCTTGATACAACAGGAAGTGCTGGTTCAATACAATACAGGAAAATGACACCAGAAATAGGTGGTGATCGCAAGAAAGGCTGGATAGCAGTCTAGGAGAATATGTTATGCCAATACCGCCACAAGTATTAGCAGCAGGAATAGGAGGAGGTTTAGGTCTTGTTGGTTCTCTAGCAGGAATTAAAGCGCAAAAAGATTCTGCCAAAGATGCTGCGGATCAGCGCGAAGCGCAAATGAATCTTATTCAAAACTTTGGTAACGCTGCTATGGAAAGTATTCTTCCTGGTTACCGAAGAGGACAAGATGTAAGGCAGCAAGCGTTAGATAATACTCTGGCTTTGCAAGGCGATACATTTATGCCGCGCATGGAGGCTGTTAAAAGCGGTGGTTATATGGGCCAACAGGCTCAAATAGCAGGTCTTTTAGGCCACAGAAACGCTTTGCTAGGTGATCCTGTTAACTATGGTGCTTATCAGCCTCAGAGCGTTCCTACGAACTATACAGAGCTGGCTGGGTTGATTAATCCAAAGAGTTTAACTTTTCCTGAGATGACTATGCCTGAGTATTCAGCAGGAGCTGAATTAGGTCTTACTCCTTTTAACGCATCAGCTTACTTACAAGCAAATCCTGACGTTGCTCAGTATTATGAGGCCAATAAAGGTAAGTTAATAGATGATAGTGGTGTAGATACGTTTAATAGTGCAGAAGGTTACGCACAATATCATTACGACAAGTTTGGTAGAGGAGAGAATAGACCGCTAACAATACAAGAGGCTGCAAGCAGAAATCAGATGGCGGCTAATCCTGTGACAGCTCCACAACAAACAACGACAGCTCAAGCAACTGCTGCGGCTCCAATTTTTACTACAGAGCAAGTGCAGAACATCTTTAAAGAGATGGGCTAGGAGGAATAATGGCACTACAAGACTTACAAAACATACCAAGAAAAACGAATCTTGGTGATTATACTCCTGAAGAGGTTCAGCAGGTTACGGATCTTTTAAACTCTGGAACAGTAAGTGTTGGAGAGGTTTCTCAATATTTTAATGTGCCTAAGTCGCTCGTAATTAGTAATTTAGCGGAAATAGAGCCTGATGGAGAGTACACAGAGCAAGAAGTAAGAAAAGTTGAAAAGCTAATAAACAAAGGAGTTGCAAGCACCTCAGATATTGCAGAACATTTTAAAGTTGCTCCTTCTGTGGTGGAAGATAACCTAGTAAAAGACTTTGGTTATAATCAGGCTCAGATAGCAGAGGCTCAAGCAGGACAGCCTGTAAGCAAAGCGCAACCGCTTCCTAGAGAGCTAACTCCTGAAACTGTGCCTGGTATTCCAGACTACATACAGCGTATTCCTGCTGATGGTGATTACACGCAGCAAGAAGTGGATACAGTTGCAGAGGCTATAAGATCAGGAGCTGTCACAGAGGCTGATGTTGCTAAACAGTTTGGTGTAAGAGAGCAACAAGTCAAAGATGAAATGCAGCGTATTGAGGATGTTGCTGCTGGTAGGGAAGTTTCTGTAGCTAATCCTTATGCAGAAACAGGAATACCAAACCTAGTAGCTGGTGATTCTTCCTTATATGGGACTACAGCTCCTTTAGCTGGACAACCGACAACAACTCCAGCAGGAACTCCAGTAACAACTTCAGCAGGAACTCCAGCAGCAACCGGAGCACCTGCTGCTGCACCTGCTGCCGCACCTGCTGCTGCACCTGCTGCTGGTGGGTTTGCAGCACAATCTCCAGCAATGGCAACGACTACTTATAACGTAGGAGCAGAGATTCCTACTGGTTTGCGTGGCTCAGAGATGGCGCTCAAAGGCGGTGCTCTGGGTACTATTGGTATGTTAAATGCTTTAAACGAAGCATCTAGACAAGATTTAAATCCTTATGCTACAGCAGGTCAGGATGCGTTAAGGACACAAAGAGCTTTAGCTGGATTAGATGGTCAGGCGGCTTTTGATGCGGCTTATCAAGAAAGTCCTCAGATGAAGTTTTTAAGAGAGCAGGGAGAAAGAGCTGCTTTAAGAAATGCGGCTGCAACTGGAGGTGTAACTGGCGGCAATGTATTGAAAGAACTGTCTAGATTTAATACAGGTCTAGCCTCTCAAGATTTACAGAATCAAATAGCTAATATAGGAGCGTTGACAGGTCAAGGTTATAACGCAGCATCTAATCAAGCTAGACTTAATATGCAAGCTGGACTACCTGCGGCTCAAGCAATATCTAACTTAGGCAATAATTTAGCTTTTGGCAGGACTAGAGTTGGTGAGCAATTAGCAAATCAATACGCAACTACAGGCAACAATTTATCAAATATTTATCAAAATCAAGGAATTAACCTAGCTAATATGATAGGAGGACAGACTGCCAACATAAATAATGCAATAAATAATGCAGCTATTAATGAAGCGGCAGCGCAGACAGGTTTTTCTAACAATTTAGCTACGGCTGTAGGTAATACAGGAGCTGCTTTGGCAGGTGTTCCTCAAGCTCCTATACTAAATCCAAATTATGTAGGAGCGGCTGGTAACGCTTTACAGGGCGCAGCTTTGGGTGCTGAGTTAGCTGGTTCAATGCAGCCAACACCAACAACAACAACACCGACAACAAATACAATTTCGGGTCCGTTAGGTAATTACTTTATGAGTAATATGTTTCCGGCTCAATATACAAATCAAAATATGATAAATGCTGGTTATGGCAGTTATCTGCCAACGTAACAGAGGTAATCATGCTACGAGAAAAGATGACAAATGCTTTAGGAGGAATAGGCAGTAGCATCAATAGTGTTGCTGAAAGGTTAGGCTCTATGGGTACTCAGCGTAGAAACCTTGTTGGTGGAGAAGGAAATTTGCCTACTCTTTTGCGTGGTGCTTCAGCAGCATTAACTGGTCAGGTTCCTCAATTTAGACAGCAACTGATGCAGGAGCAACAATTCCAGACAGCTCAAGGATTGCAGAATCTAGATATAAAAAATGCGTTAGCAACGTCAGCAGCGCAAGATTCTTTGCAGATTAGAAATATGCTTCTAATGAATAATGACGCAGGTGCAATGGAGATCCTTCAGGATAGAATGTCTTTAGAGTCTGATCTAGGAGCCAGCTCAGAAGCTACACAGCAGCTTATGAATTTAATACAAACAGACCCAATGCAAGCATTTATGAATGTAGATGCGGCTGTAAGAAGTGCTTATCAGTTAGGGCTTATAAAGGTTCCAGAGCTTACTCCAGCACAAAAATATGACTTAGAAAGAGATAAGGCAGATTGGAACTCCGCTAGAGATTCTATTAGAGACACAATGGAAGAAAATAACAGGTTAGCAGCAGATGCTGTTACTGGTTTTAATAAGCTAGGATCATTGGCTAATTTTATAAAAATAGCACAACAAGATAACGCTACAGATATGCAAAAAAGAGCTGGTAGGCAAGCAGCAGCAACAATTCTTACAATTATGGCTAGAATGGCTTCTCCTGGTGTTGTTACAGATAGAGATTTTGCAAATCAAGCAGGAGGTCAATCTTTGCAAGCTGGTGTTATAACTTACATTAGAAATTTAGGACAAACAAACCCAGAAGTAGCTTCATTACTGGCAAACTATGATCCAACTAATCCAGAGCTAATTGATGTTGATTCTTTAGTTAATCAAGCAAAAGGATTGATAATTGGTCAAGCACCGTCAATTCTTTCTACTTACGCATCTCAAAGAGAAAGAGCAACAGCTTACAATCCTACTCGAAGGTTTATGAACGCTGAATTTGGTCCTACTTCTGCTAGAAATATTACAGATTTAGTTAAAGTTTCTTATGGCGATGAGTTTGATACCAATGAATTTTTTGCAAATCCATCTTCATATTTACAACAGCAAAATCTACAGGCGCAACAATCTCAGCCGGAATCTCAATTAAGTTATAAATTTAATAGTCTTGCAGATGCTCAAGCAGCTTTTGAAGCTGGTGTTCCTGTAGAATTAATAATGGTTGACGAAAATAATAGTGGTATATATAAACCTGTGAAATTTGAGAATGAGTAATGGGTCCAAAATTAGTAATAGATGATTCAAATGTTGATTATAACCAAGAAGGATCGCCTCCTGTTGTTCGTGGTAAAGATGTTGTTCCTGGCGAAATAGGTGGTGGTGTTCCTAGAAGAAGGCTTGTAATAGATGATTCTTTAATAACAGAAGAACAAGCATCAGCACCAGAATTAAGAATCCAGGGAGATTTAGAAGATCCTCTTGGAAGGTATAAACAGATTCTTCCAGATGCTAGTCCGTTTGTGCAAACAGGTTTAGCGGCTTTACAAACACAAACCTTTAACCAGCAAGAATTTGCAGATATTTTGCAAAAAGTTGATCCAAGGATTGAAATACAAAAAGGAGGAGATGGTGCTTTATATGTAAGACACCCAAATGTTGGTCAAACTGTAGTAATAAACAAACCAGGAATTAGCTTGAATGACGCTGTACAGATAGCGTCTGCTGCGCTTGCGACTACACCTGCTGGCATGGGAAAAACAGTTGCTTCAAGAGCACTGAGAGAAGCTATTATTCAAGCATCAATAGAAGTCACTCAAGCGGCTTCTGGAGGACAATTCAATCCTGAAGAAGTAGCAATGTCTAGTGGTTTTTCAGTAATTTCAGATGCGCCAGGAATGTTTAGCAGAGGTATGCAATCAAGGCGAGTTGCTGAACAAGCTGAAAACAGAGGTGTATCAGATGCTGTTCCTGAAATTAGAGAAGTAGCGAGACAAGGACGAGCTGGCTCTGTGCCTGTTGAAAATAGGGCAGAAGCTCTTGCTGAGATTGTTCAGCCTGATTTACCAAAGTCTAGAGCTGTAGACGATTTAGGTCTTGGAGAGATTGCTCCTGCAAGAATGGTATCAAGTAATCCTCAGTATGTTGCTGTTGAACAAGCGTTATCGCAAATACCAGGAAGTCAGTTAGCTAAACAAGAGCAAGAATTTATACAAGGTTTATCTGCTAAGACAGGAGAGTTTATTGAAGAGTTTGGTGGTACTCGCAATTTAGATGGTTTTGACAGTGGCGTTAGGGCGCAGATGGAGGAAAACCTAAAGTTGTCTAGAATTGAATCTGGAAAACTTTATACCCAATTAGCAGAAGGAGTAAATGCTAGAACTAGATTAAAAACAGAACTAACACCTTTATCATCAGTCTTAATAAACAGGGCTAGAGATTTAGGTGGAGTAAAGTTTCTAAGTCCTTTAGAGCAAAAAATATTGAGAGAGGTTAGAGGTGCTCAAAAAGGAAGAGGAATGACCTACACTAGACTAGATGAGCTAAGACAAGAAGTTGGAGATAAATTAGGTAAATCTTCAATGTTTGATGTTGGGTCTGCTGAATTTCAATTATCAAGGCTTTACGATAATTTAACAGAAGCACAGGATGTAGCTTTAGAGGCTATAGATCCAAAATTAAGAAATGTATGGGATGCAGCTAAAAAAATGGTATCTCAAAGAAAAGACCTTGAAAAAATAATTAAAAAAGTTGCAGGAAAAGATTTTGAAAGAGAAGTAATTCCTCAACTTTCTACAGCAATGAAAAATTTAGGAAGTGGTAGAAGTCAAAGATTCATAGAAATAATGGAAGCTATACCAGAAGAGCTTAGGCAAGAAGCAGTAATTACAGCAATGGGAGCTGTTTTTACAAGTGGAGCAAGAAACGCTACAGAATTAGTACCAGCATCGTTTGCTTCTTGGTGGACTAAGTTAAAAAGAAATAGTGGAGCTAGAAAACTTCTGTTTAAAAATTTACCAAAAGGTGCTCCTAGATTTTTAAATAATTTGGCTATTGTTTCTCAGTCGTTTGCGGAT